ACAATTATTAGGTTTTTATCAGAAGTATGAGGAACGATTTTGTTTAATGCCAGCTAGTCACAAGCGTGAATATCACAACTGTTTCGAGGGAGGATACATTGATCACGTACTTAGAGTAGTTGATGCCGCTTTAGAATTAGATAAAGTATGGAGACAATTTGGTGTTAAAGACACTTATAGTACTGAAGAACTAGTATTTAGTGCTATTAATCACGACTTAGGAAAATTTGGAGACTTAGAAAACCCAGCAGTATTAGATAATACTGATCAGTGGCGTAGGGAAAAATTAGGAGAAATGTATATGTTTAATCAAAAATTAACTTATATGTCTGTTCCTGATAGAGGTATTTGGTTGTTAAACGAATTGGGAATTAAAATGACTCAAAATGAAACATTAGCAATTAAATTACATGATGGTCTTTATGATCCATCTAATGAACCTTACTTAAAATCTTGGTCTCCAGAAACTAAGCCTCGTACTAGTTTAATATTTATTATCCACCAGGCTGATTTATTAGCAGCTAGGGTAGAATTTGAAAATAAGTGGTTAGATAGTTTTCAAGTTCCTAAACAAGAAAAAATGAAAACAGTAAATAAACAATCAAGTCAAGAAAAAGCTATTAGAAATTTAGGTTCTAAAAATAATACTTTTGCTGACATGTTAAAAAATTTATAATATGGTTTGGATAATTAATATTGGACTGTGGGTTTTAAGTATAATGGTTTATATCATTATCACCCAATACCGTAGAAACGAAAAATTAGAAAAAATAGCTCAACAACAAGCTGAGTATATTGAAACAACTCGTAAATCTGTTGATCAAATTACTAAAACATTTGATGTAATTGATCAGCAAAATTTATTTAGAGCTAATGATTATATAGGTCAAATGTGGATTGATTTGAAGGAATTGAATGAGACCTTAAAAAACTTTAAATAATGAGTACTTTAGATCCAAACATATACACTAAAAAAGGAACACTTAGAAAACGTAAACCAAAAAAGAGTAGAAATTATTTTACTCAAGACACTGAAGACGCTATTATAGAATACTTAATTACTGAAGACGATTATTTAAGAAATAAAATATACAGAGAAAGAATTCATTATGCTTTCACTAAATTAACAGAAAATTTAATTCATACTTACAAATACTACTATACAGATAATTACAGTATTCCTGAAATACAACATGATGCTATTATTTTCTTATTAGAACGTTTGAAAAAATTCAAACCAGGTAAAGGAAAAGCATACAGTTACTTTGGAACTATAGCTAAACGTTATTTTATATTTAATAATCAAAATAATTATAAAAAATTAAAATCACATTCAGATGTTGATGAAGTTAATGATGATAAAGAAGTATCTAAAGAATTTGTTGCTCAAGAAAAAAACACAGATTTAAGTGATTTTATAGATGTTTATGTTATGTATATTGAAACTTATATAGATAAATTATTTCCTAAAGACAAAGATCAAAAAATAGTTGACGCAGTTTTAGAAATATTCCGTAAAAGAGAAAATATAGATATTTTCAATAAAAAAGCATTTTATATCTTTATTAAAGAAATGATTGACTGTGATACAACTCAAATAACTAAAATTATTAAACGAATGAAAGTATTGTATGTTGATCTTTATAGTCAGTATCAAACTACAGGTGTGGTTAAAAAACTTCAATAAATCTATATTTATCGTAAATGGATTACAATAAAGAAATTTTCAAAGGAAAAACTATAGCTAAGTTAATGGAAGAAGCTTATAAAGACAAAAAAGATAAGCAAGAAAAACTTAGTGGATTAATTATGCAATTAAAAGACATGATTAATGACTCTGGAGATGCTGTGATGATGGTTCCTTTAATTAAGGAATACATGGATTTAAGTATTAAAAATGATGATGTTTTACTAAAACTTTTAGGTATTATCCAAAAAATAGAAGCTGTTGGTGCTAAAGCAATTGAAGACAACGGTGGAGTAATGTCTGAAAGAGACAAACAATTATTATTTGAAAGTTTAGACGGTTTAGGAATAGAATAATATGCCAAGTATAGGTGGAATAAATACTGGAGGGATATTAATTCCTAGTTCAACTATAAGTAGTTATAATAACTCTTATGGTAATACTAATACTCAAAATAATAATGATTTAAATTTATATAGAGTAACAGTATTATATGATGATCATTCTATATCTGTTGAAACTCTTAGTCCAACTAATTACAGTAAATCAGAGTTAGGTTCAGGATCAAATAACAGATATTATCCATATGATGCTAATATTTCAAGATTTCCTAAAATAGGAGAAATTGTTGAATTAAAACTTATGCCTACTCCTAAAGAATTTTCTAATAGTAATAAATCTTCAAGACGAGTATTTGGATATGTTCGAGCTGTAAATGTTTGGAATAATTTAAATACAAATAAAATTTTAGATCCAAGTGTTCCTGGAAATAATTCTAATGAAAAAACAGTTAATATAAATACTAAAAATTATCAAAATTCACTTAATGGATTTGTTTAATGGCTAATGAAATAAATAGTAAATTTATAAAAGTTTCACCTGGTACTACAAGAATACAAGGTGATGGGGGTGCTTATATTGGTATTGATGAAACTAATAATATATTCATTGGAGTACCTAGTGAAACATCTCAATCAATGGCTTCTGTAGATGCTGATACTTCACCTTCTTTTTTTGGTATAATAAGTGATGAAAATACTCCTAATATACAATCAATTACTGTTTTTCCTTCTAATAATTTTCATACCATAAATTTCAATCAAACTTCTATTGATACAAGTTATACTACACCATTAATAACTGAAGAAAATTCACCATCTTCAGTAGTAAATGCCACAGAATCTATTCAATTAAATACAATATCTAATGTAACTGAATCTATTCTTCAATCTCCAGAATTAATTTTAAATGAAGAATTATTTCTTCCTGATATTGAAGCTGAATTGTTTAACTTATATAATACTGGATCTATTTTAGAAGATTATTATATAGGAATTTCTGATGAAGAACAAAGACAAATTTCACAAGCACTTAGAAATCCAACAGAAATAGGACCAATAGGTAATATAAGTGTTAGATCTAAACGTAGGTTACCAACTAAACCTTCTGAGGTAAATCCACCTCCAGTATGGGGTAAACTAATGAAATTAAATTATGAAAAAGCTTTAAATAATATAAATTCATTTCCGTCTTTAAATAAATATTCTAAAGGTTTAAAAGTAATCGCTGCGATAACAGCTACTCAAGAAGGGTGGAATCTACCTAGTAGTACACAACATTTACTTCATAATCCTGGTAATCTAAGAGGTGGAGGAGATTTAGGAAAAAAAAATATTGGTGATTTGGGATTATTTGCTAATTTTAGTACATATGATAAAGGATGGACAGCTATGATGAATAGCATAATACAATTATTTAATGGAAATGACGTAAGATTAAATTATGATACTGGAACTAAATGGATAAATTGGTTTATAGATAAAGATAATAATTGGTATAAAGATAATAATATACCTTACAAACCAATATCAAAATCAATGCCAAATTATTCATCTAAAAACGGTAATCCTCCTACATTTAGACAATTTTATAATATATATGCTCCTTGGAGTGATGGAAATAATCCAACAACATATGCTGGAAATGTAGCTTATACTTTAGGTATAGCTTTAAATAAAAAAGTAAATGTAGATGATACTATACTTAATTATACTAAATAATGAATGATAAAATAATAATAAAATCAAAAAAATTAGAATTAATTTCATCAAATACTGATATTAAATTAAATTCTAATACTTATATTCATTTAGGTGCTAAAGAAGGTCTTTATATTGATGTAGGAAGTATAGATGGAGATAATACTCAAAATAAAGTTTGGATTAATGGTCCAAGAATAGATTTTGGTAAAGAAAATACTGTTGATAAATTAGAACCAGTAGTTAAAGGAGATCAACTAGAATTAATTTTAAATGAAATTTTAGAATTATTAAATCAAATTGTTGGTACTCCTGGTGCTTATGTTCCTCAAGGTCAGGCTGTTTTAAAAACTATCACTCAAGCTAAAACAGAAATTATTAAACAAAAAATGAGTAGGTTTAAATCTAATATAACTTATACTGTATAATGGCAACAATAGAAGAATTAATAGCATTACAAGGTAAACAAATCAATGTAGCTAAACCATTAAATCCAGTAAGGAAACAGTATACTCAAAATACTAATAATTCTCAAAATACTTTATTAGAATCTGTGGACAAATTAACTCAACAAATGAATAATTTAAATTCAGGAGTTAAAAGTAGTTCTTTTGATTTAAATAAAGCTTTTAGTTTAGCAGCATGGGTAAGTCAAGTTGTAATAGATATTACAAAAGCTAGATTAGCTGAAGAATTAGGAGTAACAACATCTACAGACAATCAATCAAATCAAGCTGGTACAACAAATAGTACACCTCTTACATCTAAAATTTTAAAATCAACTAATGCTGTTATATTAAATATTATTACTTTACAACAACAAATTGATAGTCAAATTTTAAGTCTTGAAAAACAAGTTGATAGTATTTTAAGAAAAATAAATACTAATACTACTGTTAAATTAGGTGATGGAACTATAGTTCAAGTTCCTATTGCTAACCAACAAACAATAGCAGCATTAAAAAATGTAGAATCTATAGTTAAATCTTTATTAGATAAAACAAATAAAGTAACTACTAGACTAAGTAATGACAAACCTATTACTAATTTTGATGATTTTGTAAATAATTTAAGTTTAAAACAAGTAGTAGAATTTAGTCAATTAGTAATTTCAGCTTTATTATTAATAAAAAACATTCAAAAGAAAAGAAAAGAAGCACAAGCATTAGTAATATTAGCAGAATTATCAATACCTAGTTCAGTTTATATAACTACAGGTCAAGCATTAGCTGAATTATTAACTAAAAGTGAAAGTTTTCAAAACCAAATAAATGATTTAAATAAAGCATATGAACAAATAGTTATTTTAAAAGATAATATTACTTACTTTGGTAAAATAAATCAAAGCCAACAACAAAGTTTAAATAATATTATTAATAAAGTTGATACTTTTATTAATCAACAGCAAAATAATACCGCATTACAAGATTTAAAAACTAAATTAACACCCCCTTTATAATTTAATATTTATATTATATGAATAAAACTGAATTTATACAAATTATTCGTGAAGTTGTGAAAAAAGAAATTCGCTCTGCTATTAGAGAAGAATTACAACGACAGCCTTTACAAGAAGTAAAAAAACCACTTAATAATGTGTTAGAAAATATTCCTAAAACTAAAAAACTTGTATCTACAGGTAATATTTTAGAAGATTTAATAAATGAAACTGCTCAAAGTGATTGGCGCTCAGTAGGAAACTTTACATCAGCTGATGCATCCAATTTTCAATCTATAAATAATCAATCTTTTGAAATGGATTTGGGAAAAACAAAACCATCTTCAGTAGAATCAATGTTAAATAATGCTCCTAAAGTAGCATCACCAGAAATGATTCAATCAGTAGCAGAAGTTCCTGATTTTACAGCGATGATGTCAACAATGAAAAATAAAGGATTATTATAATGTCAGTTAGAAATATTTATACATATGCTGATGTAACTAGTAATACTACTATAAAACGAGAAATTGGAATAGGTGTTCAATTTACTGAAAATGGTGTTTTCACTTCAACTTATACTACATTATCTCAAGTTAAAAATCAACTTATAAATTATATTCTAACTAATCCTGGTGAATCTTTATTTAATCCTTCATTTGGAAGTGGAATAAGACAATTATTATTTGAACCCAATGTTAATTTAGACAATATTGAGTATTCTTTAAAAGAAGGTATTCAAGCATATGTTCAAAATATCATAGTAAATAGTGTCACCGCTACTTCTGATAATAATATTGTTTATATAAATGTAAATTATAGTATAAATAATCAACAAGATGAATTAAATATAGCTTTAACAACTAATGTAATATAATGAGTATACAATATTTAAATAAAGATTTTAATCAATTAAAACAAGCTTTAACTGATTACATAAAAAACAACTATAATAATTATAGTGATTTTGGTCCCTCTTCACCAGGTAATATGTTTAGTGATTTGGCTGCTTATGTAGGTGATGTACTTAGTTTTTATACTGATACTCAAGTTCAAGAAACTTTATTATTAGAAGCTAAAGAAACAAAAAATATACTTCCTATAGCTTATAGTTTAGGATACAATCCTGTTATAGCTAAATCATCAACTGTAGTATTAGATGTTTATCAACTAGTACCATCAGATGCTTCTAATAATTTTTTACCAGATTATAGATACACTACTAGAATACCAGAACAAAGTCAAATACAAAGTACTTCTCAACCTAATGTTTTATTTTTAACAGAAAATCTAGTTGATTTTGCTTACTCAGGTTCAAATGATCCAACTGATGTAAGTATTTATAGTTACTACTCAGGAACTAATAATCCTGAATTTTATGTACTTAAAAAACAAGTACAAGCATACTCAGGTCAAGTAAAAACACAAAATTTTAGTTTTACTAATATTCAACAATTTAGTAAAGTTACTTTAAATGATACTAATATTGTTAAAATTTTAAATGTTACTGACAGTGATGAAAATACTTGGTATCAAGTTCCTTATTTAGCTCAAGATACTATTATAGATAAAACATATAATATCCCTGTTTATGAACCTAATTACTACTATTATAGAGATCAAGCTCCATATATGTTAAGGCTTAAAAAAGTTCAAAAACGTTTTACAGCTCAATTTGTAGATAATACTAATTTAGAAATTAGTTTTGGAGCTGGAACAACAGGACAAGCTGATGAGTTAATTATACCAAATCCATATAATGTAGGTATTGGATTACAAGATGGTATTAGTAAATTTAATACAGCGTTTGATCCAGCTAATTTCTTTTTTACAAACGAATATGGTCAATCACCTGTAAATACAACTTTAACTTTCACTTATTTAACTGGTTATGGAGCTCAAAGTAATGTTCCTGCTAATGATATTAATATTAATTCTTTAGTAAATCCTCAAATAGACAGTTATGGTTTAAATTCATCTGTTGTTCAAACTATTTTAAATTCAATTAGATTTAATAATAATGTTGGATCTACAGGAGGAGGACCTGGTGATACAATTGAAGAAATTAGATTAAATGCTTTAGCTAATTTTCCTACTCAATTAAGAAACGTAACTCAAGCTGATTATTTAGTTAGAACATTAAGTATGCCTAGTGAATTTGGAACAATTACTAAAGCTTATGTTATTCAAGATCTTAATTTAAATGCTGATAGAGATAGAACATCTGTATTTAATTCAAATCCTTTAGGTTTAAGTGTTTATGTTTTAACTACTGATATAAATGGTAAATTAACTCAAACAAATCAAGCAGTGAAACAAAATCTTAAAACATATTTAAGTCAATTTAAAATGTTAACAGATGCTGTTAGTATTAAAGACGCTTATTATATTAATATAGGTATTAATTTTGAAATACAAGTACTACAAGGATTTAATGCTCAACAAGTATTAACAGGAGCCATCAGTAGTTTAAAATCATTTTTTGACACACAAAAATGGTCAATTAATCAACCTATTATTTTATCTCAAGTTGAAAATATTATATCAGCTGCTAATGTAAATGGAGTAGCCGCTGTTAAAAAACTTGAATTTGTAAATAAATCTGGAGGTACTTATAGTCCATATTCTTATGATTTAACTGGAGCTAATTTAAATGGAATTCTTTATCCTAGTTTAGATCCTATGATTTTTGAAATAAGATATCCTGATCAAGATATATTAGGACGAGTTGTTAGTATTTAATATTTATTAACACATGGCATTCTATCAACTGTTTCCTTCTAAAGACGCTACATTATATCAAGAATATCCAGCTACTAACACTGGAATTGACGAAATACTAGAACTTTCTAAAACATCACAATACAATCCTTCTAGAATTGTAGTAGCTTTTGATCAACAACAAATAGAAAATGTAGTTAATAATAAAATTATTCCTACAATTACTTCAGGTTCATGGAATGCTTATTTAAGAATGTATTGTAGTGAAGTAGATTCATTACCTACTCAATTAGATATTAACATAGATCCGGTAGGAAACGCGTGGGATATGGGAACTGGAAGACTAGCCAATAGTCCTACCACAGTTGATGGAGTTAGTTGGTCTTTCCCAACAACTCTCACAAGTTGGTCTATTAGTGGATCATATGGTATTACAGGATCTTATTCAAGTTCAGTTAGTGGAGGTGGTTCATGGTACGAAAATTATACTACAACTCAATCAATTTCAACATATACCCCATTTGATATATTTGCTAATATAACAGATCAAGTATTATTACATTATTATAATTTTATTCCTAATTATGGTCATATACTACATGTAGATTCAACTACAGAAAACAATCCTGCTTACCAATATCATTTAAGTTATTTTAGTAGAGACACAAATACTATTTATCCTCCAAGTTTAATATTTTATTGGAATGATCAAACATGGAATTTAACTTCTGAAAGTTACAGTAGAATTCTTTCTAATCAAGATTTTACAGCTACTTTAGGAAACAACAGAAATGAATTTCAATCAAATGAAAAAGTACAATTAAGAGTATATGCTAGAGAAAGATATCCAGCTAGAACATTTACTACTCAATCATTGTATGCTTACAATAAAATTTTACCTTATAATTCTTGGTATCAAATTGTTGATGTAGATACTAATGATATTATTGTTCCTTTTAATAGTACAGGTACTAGACTAAGTGCTGATAATACAAGTAATTTCTTTAATTTAGATATGGATACACTTGAACCTAATAGATACTACCAAATTCAAGTTAGAACATATTTAAGTGGTAATTTTTATACATTAACTGATAATTTAAATTTTAAAGTTACTCAAAATTCTGGTCCAACAAGTGATATATTAAATCCAATACTTTTACCTACACCAGATGCACCTCCAGGTCCTACACCTATACCTACAGGTTCAGTTGTGTACCCATATGTAGATGCGGGATGGGTTGAAACTTGTTATATTTCTGAAACTCCTTAATTATGGCTCAAGTAAACGTTTCAACACAAAAATTAATATACAGCAATAATATAAATAAGGTTGTAAATACAACTTTAACAAATTATATTCCTCCTATAAATACAACACCTGCTCCTCCAGTTGTTGATGTTCCTCAATTTTTTGAAAATTATGATAATTTATTTTATAGTATTCCTAAAACTGGAACTAATAGTCATGAAACACTTATAACAAAAAGTAGTGAATATATTGGACTTAATTTACAACAATTATTATTACAGTTACAAGAATTACAAATTCAAAATGAATTATTACAAAAACAAATAGATACTTTTAATAATCAATAATGGCAGTTTCAATAAATCCAATAAATTTAAATCCAAGTATTTTAGATACTCAAGATCAAAATCTTGTAGCATCAAAAGAATTAACCAGATATTTTGGTCTACCACAAGATTATATTCAATTGTATGTTTATAATAACAATGATGTTTTATTAAATTCAATTCCTAATTTTCAAAAATATTCTATTACTGATAATAAAGTAGTAAATTTTGATCCTGAATTAGATATTCAAGATTTAGGTTATAGTATTGGTACATTTAATATGTACTATAATTTTTTAAGACCAATTGTCACTATTAATTCTGATCTTGATTTATTTATTCAAAATATTTCTCAAGACAGAACAGAAGTAAAAATAGCAACTACTTTAGAGTCAAATGATGTAGTTTACAGTAATGCTATAAATTATATTGATACAATAAATACAAGAGATTATTTTGTTGAATTTTATTTAGATTTAGGTCAAAATATTTTAATACCAGCTTCAACATTTTCAGTAGAAAAAGATGTTTTAGGTAATATAAATATTTTAGTTAAATTAATAAATCCATTACCCACCAATATTACTGTTAAATCTCCTTTAAATATTGTTGAAAAAATAGTAGATACACAAGGTTATAATGCTTTTTTAACCCAAACCCCAACAACTGTTGTTTTACCATCTTTAAGACAAGCTAATTTTAGTTTAAATGTAGATGATCAAAGAATTGGTTCAAGTGATTATTATAATTTTAATCAATTAACTGCTTTAACAGGTTCTAATAATCCTCAATTACAAAATTTATTAGGTTTTATTAGTAGTTCAAATCCAACTATTAATGTTGATTATACTGATTATAGTAATTTTACTCATTTTGGATCACAAACTCAAAAACTAAGTACATTTAAAACTAAAATACAAAAATTAGAATTATATAATAATTATTTACCATCATCAAGTTTAGATAATATAGTTTATCAAAATAAAATAAATGAAATTATTGAAGGATTTGATGGATATGAAACTTACTTGTATTTTGAATCTACAAGTTTTGCTTGGCCTAAATCTAATACTCAACCTCCTTTTAACTTATATTCTTCAACTTCATCTCAAGCAATAAACTGGTATAATCTTAATTACACATCAGCTAGTTATTATGATGAATTTAACAATAATAATTTAGTTTATGGTTTACCAATTTATTTACAAGAAAGAGATGATTTTGAATATGTAAAACCATTTATTCATTCTATGGGTCAAGTGTTTGATGACATTTGGATTTACATAAGAGCTATTACTGATATTTGGAAAGCAAAAAACAGTTTAATGGATGGTATTTCTAAAGATTTAGTAGGAGATGCTTTACAGTCTTTAGGTATTAGTCTTTATACTGATGGTGATCAAGATGATTTAGCTACTTATCTTTATGGTGTAAATCAAAGTGGAAGTTATACATTTATGTCTCAACCTTGGCAAACTGCTATAACTGCTTCTAATCCTACTTTATCTGGACAAGATGAAGCTAAATCAGTATTTAAAAGAATATATGCTAATTTACCAACATTACTTAAATCAAAAGGCACAACCAAATTTGTAAATTATTTAACTACTCTTTATGGTATTCCTGATACAGTATTAGTACCTTTAGAATTTGGTGGTGTTGATAAAGACTCAAATACAATTGAATACAGTTATCCTAAATTTACATATGCTTTAAGTAGTAGTAAAACAACATATACTCAATTAAGTTTACCTGATTCAACAAAACAACAAATTCAAACATTAGAATTTAGATTTAAACCTTATCCTAGTGCGTCTTTATATGCTACTCAATCTTTATTTAGTAATTTCGCTACAGGTTCTTCTAAAAGACCTAATAGTATAATTACATTAAATGGAAAACAAAGTGGAAGTTATCAATATGGAACATTAAATTTTTATTCAAATGATTCTGGGTTGGCTTTATATAATACTCCTTTACAAGTAACTTTACCATTTTATGTAACTGGTTCTGATGGAGACTATAATTGGTGGAATGTAGTTTTAGAAAGAAACTCTACTACTACTAGACTTTATGTAAAATCTGAATTAAGTGGTGAAATAGGACATCAATCTTCTTCATTTACTTCAACTCCATCTAGTAGTAGATTTATTGAAACTGGAAGTAATACTTACTTAGGAACAATTCCTCCAAATATTACAGCGTCTTTAATTAATGCTCCTTTCTATAATTTTGGAACTGGTGAATACTATGGTCAATTTCAAGAATTAAAAGCATACAATAACTTTATATCAGAGTCTGTAATTAATACTCATACATTAAATCCAGAATCATATGTAGGAAATAATTCAAATTCAGCTTATAATGATTTATTATTTAGATTTCCTTTAGGAAATGATTTACAAATAAGCGGAAGTAGAATTACAGGTTCACAACCAACTTTAAGATCAGATATTACTTTAAATCTTACTGGTTCTAATTATATTTCTTTTACAGAAATGTATCACAGTCAACCAGCTATTGGGGGATACTCTGTTCCTGTTACTAATAAAATTAGAATAGTTAGTGAAAGTTTAGCTTCAAATATTCTTCAATTTAATAAATCTGTAGTTTATCCTTCTACTAGTTCTAGAACATTTGATGTTCAAACTGCTCAAGCAGGATTTAGTCCACAAGATCAAATTAATAATGATATCATAGCTCACTTAGGTAATACTTATAATTTAGATAATATTATAGGAGATCCTTTAACTCTTACAGATTCTAGTTATGAAGCTTTAAGTAGATTACAAGAAAATTATTTTACTAAATACAATACCACTTACAATTATAAAGATTTTTTAATATTAATGGAGACTTTTCATAAGTCTTTATTTAGATATTTGAATGATTTCACCCCAGCTAGAACAGACATGTCTAGTGGTGTGATAATTAAACCTCATATTCTTGAAAGAAATAAAGTAGCCAGACATGAACCTAATGTTAGTACAAGTTCTGTGTATTTTGGTGAAACTGAAGTTGTAACTATTGAAGGATCTAATCCTGGAGACTATTGTTGTTCAAGAAATTCTCCATTAAATGAAGCTTTTTACACAGGAAATATAAGTGGTTCTACTATAAATTTAGACAGTGCTTATGAACAATTAAATCCATTTACATCAACTACAGAATGTTATGAATATACAATTCAGTATGATGGACTACTTACTTGGTTAGATTGTAATAATATACAACAAGCATCTGGTTCTAGTGGATTAAATCAAATTCAAATTGTAGCTTTAAAAGATCAAATAGGTCATACTTTTGGAACAGGATACACAATAGTAAATTCTAATTCTTATTATGGAACACGATTTGTTCAACAATATGGAGGATACGATGCTTTAAATAATAATGTTGATAAAGCTATAATTAGTCAATTTAAATTTAAAAAACTTAATACTCAAGTAGAACCAGATACAAGATGTACTTGTGTAAGATATGATGTAAATAGTTTAGATGTAAGTAATGCTCATTATTTATCATATGTAGATTGTGGTGGTAACATACAAATAATACTTATTCCTAATGCTCTTTCAGGCGGTAGAAATATACTTATAGATGCATGTGAAGGAAGTTTATACTCATTTGATGGTCCTGGATTTTTATCATGGTTATTTGTTGAATTTATATTCCAGCCATCAACTATAAATGTTTTAAAAAGCGGAAGTGTTGAATTTCAAGATAGTTTATTAACTGAAACTAGTTGGGATAGAAGTAGAGTAGAAGGTGTAAAACTTATAGCTCCTGGTTTTAATCAATTTATTAATAATTATCCTTCTTTGTCTTTTAGTAATGTAGAAATAACTACACCATACATGTTATTTTATGATTGGGCTAGTAATACTTTACCTGAAAGACAAAATACTAATAATTTTCATATTAGATATTTAATTGATGAAACTGGAAAAATATATTCACCTGAACCAACTGGGTCAGAGTACTACGATATTGTAGATCAAGGATTTGGAGCATATGATGAAGTAAATTATACATTATATAATGCTACTTATTACCAACAATCTTCTAAATCAGCTACAGTACATAGACCTTTAAGAACCTATTCAACAATACTTTACTCAGATACAGGATCTTGGAATATTCAAAATTCAAATAAATTAGCCCCAGGATATTTTTCACCTATTAATTTTCAAACTCCAGATGATTTTAAACTTACAGAAGTAGCATTTACTAGTAGTTTAAGTGGTGATATAAGTAAAGGATATGATAATAATCCATTCACTGTTAATTTTAATAATATTCAAAAACAACTAAATGGAATCTGGAATCCTACTACTAACACATATACAATAACTGAAACACCAACAAACCAAGTAAACATTTCAGCAACTATAGATGGTTATTTTACAGTTCAAGTAAATACAGCTGGAGGTTCAAATAATGTAGATATAACATATAAACTATGTTTAAAAAGAGGTCCAAAAATTTCTATTCTTTCAACTTACACAACTACTAATTCAGTATCTGCTCCAACAATTCCTTTAACTACTTATAATAGATCATTAAATGGTACTGTATCAGCTAATAATCAAAACTTATATGCAGGTGATGAAATATATATAACTGCTGATTTTGCTGGATTAGGAAGTGGTTTTACAGGACAATATAATGGTTTTATATCTGATGATAATACAATTATAAAATTACAAAGTAATACTACTTTAAATACCGCTATTTCTACTGTATATACTCCATATTGGTATCCTACTTCTAGTGCTAATGTACAAATAAAAGGAGACATAAATAATCCTCAAGCTTCTGATTTTGAAGTTAGATCTTATATAATTACAGGTTCATTAAACTTTCAAAATATGTACCAAAATTATCAACAAAATCCAAATATCCCTGGTACAACTCTAAACAGTGGATTTAGTGATCCATTATTATTTACTATTCAACCAAATGATGAATTTAGATTTAATGGGGATGAAAGTAAAATATACACAGTAATTACAGCATCTATTAGTATGGTAGATAATGGATCAGGATACTTAGGAAGTTTATGGGTTCAATTAGATAAAAATCCAAGTTTAGTAGATACAAACTATTTTGTTATAAGGCGATTAACAGATGATCCTGGATTTATAATGATTAATACTAAAGATTCCCAAGGTCCAGGATTTATATTACCTAAATATCCTTCTTCAACATTAAAGAAAAATTTTTCAAACATAGTTCAAGATTTAGCATCGAAAAACTTATTAATATAATATTTATCATAAATTATGGCATATTTAAATAACGAATTTGTTACTATAGACGCTGTTCTAACCCGTAAAGGTAGAGAATTATTAGCACGAAACGACGGTTCTTTTAGAATTACTCAATTTGCATTAGCCGATGATGAAATTGATTATACACTTTATAATCCAAACCATCCATCAGGATCAGCTTTTTACGGTGAAGCAATTGAGCGTTTACCTTTATTAGAAGCTTTTGTAGATGATACTCAAGATCTTAAATATCAATTAGTAACTTTACCAAGAGGTACTTCAAGACTACCAGTGTTAAATGTTGGTGGTAGAGCTAGTTTTAGTGTACAACAAGGAGCTACAGTGACTTTACAACCTACAACATTAAATTATTTAGGAACTATTGAAACTGTTGAACCTTTAGGTTATTTAATTACTATTTCTAATCAAAATTTACAATCATCTTTTACAGGTACAGGAATTGATACAACAGCTTTACCAAGTACAACAGCAGTTCCAACTACATCAGGAGCTCCTTTAAGTGTTACTCAAATTGGTACAGCATTCACTATCACTGCTACTAGTGTAAATGATATTTTTCCAGCTGGTGTTACTCAAGTTACAACAACTATTAATATTTTAGGTAGAAATTCAGGTGCTAGAATTAGTATTCCATACACAGTTAAGAAAAAACAATAATGGCTTTTACAACTATACAACCAGATGACCAAACAATTAACAATGAGATACTAGTATCTCCAGCTTGGTCTAATAATGTTTATACATTAAATTCATTTTTTACTAGTTCTGTTCAAGAAAGTGGAAGTACTGGTAGATTTTATTTAAATGTTTACCAAACTGCTTCAACTGATACTTTTGCTACTAATCAATTTGCTTTAGCTTATGGGCATGTTAATGGAAGTGGATCATATTATTTTAATAGTTTAGCTCCATACTCAACTCCTACTAAAGATGTTTATGGACAATGGAGAGCATTAGTTTTAGGAGATGAAAATTCTAAATTTACTTTTGATTATACTTCAGGTTCTGACAGTATTGCTGTAATTTCTGTAGCTAGAAGTAAATATAAACAAGCTTTTAACCCGGGAAGTTTAACTTTAAAATTAAAAAATGGAGCAAATGAATTAAGTTTAACAGACAATAGTCAAATTCAAACTTCTGCTACATTTATTAATTCAACTCAGTATTATACTTTAATAAGCGGAAGTCAAGGAAATGCTTACAGTACAACTGGAACTGCTAGGGGAGCATATGGTTATGTATTTCCTGATTTAGGAGCTATTATTTTAAATCCTAATGCTTTAAGTGCATCTGTAGCTGATGGAGGTATTGGTATAAGTTGGAACACAAGTAATTCTTTAACAGCGGAACCAAATCCATTTTATAATTATAACAATAGAATATTATTTAATGCTGTGAGTTCTAGTGCTAATTTTAGTTTACAAGCAAGTGAAGTAATTTCTTCAAATTTTATATTTTGTAGAGCTAAAAATGCTGAAAATAATTACACAGCAAATCCAACTATTATTGACAGTGATGGAAATTTAATTTATAACCAATTAATTTATTCTCCTGTAACTTATATTACTACTGTAGGATTATATAATGATAATAATGAATTATTAGCTGTAGCTAAATTAAGTAAACCATTACAAAAAGACTTTACAAAAGAAACACTTGTAAGAATTAAACTGGATTACTAATAAAATGGCATGGCAGATACCTTTAATAAAAGATTTGATGTAAGTGATGTTTTTGTTTCTCCTTATGAAGCGAATAAACACTATGACATTGTATCTGCTTCATTTAATTCTTATAATATAAAATTTAATATAGGAGAAAAAGCAGGAAGTATTCCTAAAAATCAATACACAACTGAAAATTTACTTTATCAATCTGTATTAAGTAACTATTATCCTGAATTTTATCCTACTGAGTCTCATAGTACTTCTTCTTATTTTCAAACTAATAATTTAAATAGTACTTTAAAACAAAATATTGATTATAATGCTTTACAAAGACTAGGAAATGGAGTAACAACAGAAAAATACTTTCCTACAAACATAGGAAATTATATTTTAACATTAAACATTCCTAAAAATATTTATTATGAAAAAATCCAACCAGGCAGTATTAGATTAGAAGTTAGTGGAGGAGTAATTTATGATGATGGAGAATACAATTTAAGATGGTCAGGAAATAATATTTCTAGTTCTGTAAATAATACAATATTAAGTCAATCAAGTTATGTTGGGAATGTGTGGTATGAACAAGGTTTAGCTACATTAACTATTATTCCTATCACATTAATAACAGCGAATATTTGTACAACATCTTATTTCATTCCTGATTTTTACACTCCTGATGTGACACCACAAAACAATCAAGGTTATTACGTATGTAGTTAATATGGCATTATTTACAGTAAATACCAGCAGTATATATAATTTACAGGTAAATAACACTTACCCTGTTTATGAACAAACTATAAAATGTGTTGTTAAAGACTATGAATTTAACACAAGTTACAATCCAACTTTAACTACAGGATCAGTAGGTTATGTGTATTTATCTGGATCAGATTGGATTACAGGTAGTGTACTTCCAACACCATATACAAGTAGTTATTATACACAGCCAGATACCCAAATAAAAGATTTTGCTACTGGATCAGATTTTAGTCCTTATATGTCAGTAATAGGATTGTATAATGATTCAAATCAACTTTTAGCAATAGCTAAAATGGCTCAACCTGTTCCTTTATCAAATAACACAGATATGACTTTTATAATTAAAATGGACTGGTAATGTGGTACGAATTTAAAAATGACTTAAAATATTATAATACAATCAATGATTTTCCTGAAAATTCGTTGGGTTTTGTGTATAAAATAACACATAAAACATCAAATCGATATTATATTGGAAAAAAGATTTTATTTAATAATACCAAACAAAAACTTGGTAAAAAAGAATTATTAGAACAAACAGGAAGAGGTAGAAAACCACTAACTAAAATTGTTACTAAAGAAAGTACTTGGAAAGACTATTGGGGTTCTAGTAAAGAATTCTTAAATTATATAAAACAAGAAGGTAAAGACAACTTTAAAAGAGAAATTTTAGCAATTTGTCCTAATAAAAAACTTCAAACATACAATGAATTAAAGTATTTATTTAAATACAATGTTTTAGAAGATCCACTTAGTTTTAATGACAACATTTCTGGACATTTTTTCAGAAAAGATTTGGTTCTTCCAAGTTAATTTATTATATTATTGGTAATGGAAAATATTCTATTACTAAATTGTTTAGAAGGTGTTTTAGGTAAAAGTAAAAAAACAGCTAGTGGAAATTATGCTTTTCACTGTCCTTTTTGTAATCATCATAAACCAAAATTAGAAATTAGAATACAAACTAATCTTAAAGGAGAAAATCCATTTAATTGTTGGGTATGTCATAATAAAGGTTTACAATTACCTAATTTATTTAAAAGAATAAAAACTCCTAAAGAAAAAATATTTGAACTTCGTTCAATTTTAGGTGTTTCTTCAAAACAAGACTTAGTAAAAGACTACAATCAAGTAGAATTACCTAAAGAATTTAAACATCTCATAGCAGATACAAGTTTAGAAGCTAGAAGAGCTAAAATGTATTTGAAAAAACGAGGTATTACTGAAACTGAAATTATTAAATACAATATAGGACATGCAACTTCTGGACATTATGCTAATAGTATTATTATTCCTTCTTATAACAGTACTTACAATATCAACTATTTTATCAGTCGCACTATGGATCCGAATAACCCTCGAAAGTACGACACACCAAAATGTAATAAAAATGATATTATTGGATTTGAGGCACTCATCAATTGGGAGATGCCAATTATACTTGTTGAGGGATCGTTTGACGCCATGGCTGTTCGTAGGAATTCTATTCCTCTCTTTGGCAAGACACTTTCT